TCCCAAGAGGAGGATGACGGCGTCGTGCATGAGGGCGAGAGTTTGGCAGGCTTTCCAATTCCCAAAGATGGAGTTGTCGTTTGTTTTGTGTTGGGTCTTGGAAAAGATGCGAACAGCTGACCAGCGCCAGTCTGGGTCTGAGCGATTTGCGTTTGCCATTATGACAGATTGGGTCTTTGAAGACAGCTGGCAGAATTCGTTGGCGTTGATACATTCGATGAAAAGAGCCTCGTCGAAAGGAATTTCTGAGAGCGGGGATCGATGATAGGCTCGGCATAGAGACTGGAAAAGGACAGCCCCGAGAATTTCGTCTTTTGGGGAGATGGAGTAAGGGGCGGGCGAAGGTCGAAAGCGGAGACGCTTGGGAATGGACGCAGGCAAGAGAGTTGGGTCAGATTTCTCAGAGTGGATGGCGGAGGCGATAGAAAAAGGGAGGGCGGAAATCTCAAAAGGCTGGTTGAGCAGGGGGAACTGGTTGCTGGACTGATCGCGCCAGATGATTTCTTTCACCTGAGGGTCATGAGCGGGGATGAATTGAGAGGCTAGGACATAGAAGTCTTCGCCGGGGTAGATGGGGGTGTGGGCGGTGGAGGAGGGACGGAGGTCAGAGCTGAAGGCCGGTGAGGAAACTTGGGCAGAAGGAATGTCATAGTGAAAAGGGCGACGCGTTTCTGGAAGGAAATGAGTGGAGATCTGAGGCGAGGCGTCAGAGCCGTCACCAGCGAAGACGCGAGCAGTTTGGAGGACGTCCGAAGTGTGGGAGCTGGGAAGTGAGGCGGTGAGGGACAGGACTCCGGGGATGAGCGGGTTGGGGCGCAGAGGAACATGAGAGGCTCTGGAGACTATTTCAGCCAAAGGACGGAAGACGGGGGCAATGATGGGGTCAGCGTTTTCATTGGATTGGAGTGAGAAGATGGGAAGGAGGTCAGTTGGGAGTTCAGAGCGAGCGCCGCGAAGGGGGGTGATGCGGGAAGCGAGAGGTTCAGTGATGATCTCCACTCCCGTTAGCATGTTCCGGAAGATGTCAGAAAGTGAGACGGGTTGGTTGGCGTGGAAGCGGGAGAATAGGAGATTGTTGCAGGCGGAGTCTGTGCGGATGAGGGAGTGGTCTCCGGAGAAGTTAATACCGA